TGGAAAAAGGATAGTTTGAAATACTATGATTTTAAATGCGTTATCTCAGGTCAAAAACATAGTAGATTAGAAGTACATCATATTTATAGTTTTGAGAGTATTCTTAAAGAAACTTTAAATGAATTAACTCTCCCCATATATTCAAGTGTGAGTGAATATAGTGATGATGAGTTGAAAATGATAGAGCAACTTCTAGTAGATAAGCATAACGAATATGGTTATGGTGTTCCATTATTACCTGATATACACGCATTATTTCATAATATCTATGGAAAAGGAAATAATACACAGGAACAGTTCACGGAATTTTCAACGAATTTCATAAGCGGGAAATATGACCTATGAAAAGTGGGGATATTGTTTTTATAAGGGGAAAGTCTCCTATATCAAAATTAATTCGCTTATTTGATCCCGGTAAATTTTCTCACGTTGCAATTTGTCTCTCAAACAACGCAATTCTTGAAGCACAATATTTTACAAAAAGCAGAATAGTTCCTTTTTATTTTATTGATTATGAAATAGTATCGTTGGATTTATCAGTGTCACAAAGAGAAAGAATCAAAGAACTGGGGTTAAATTTGATCGGACACTATTATGATTACAGACAAATTTGGGGTTATTTTCTTAGAGGAGTATGGAATAAGGATTTAAAAATTTATAACTCACCAAATAATTATATTTGTTCAGAATTAATTGGCATCATATTAAGTGACATAGGAATAGTGCCTAAAGACAGGTACTTAGGGAATATTACCCCTAACGAATTATACAACTATTTTAAAAAATACCATAGTAAGTAGAGGACATCTTTCCCCTCTTTTTTAACGGTTATTTTATCGCCAAATTCCCTTTCAAAAAGTGAGTATTTATGAGTAATCAAGAGTAAATAAAAGTTCTGATAATTTAAGATTTCTAAAATGGTGGTGAAATGATGGTATATCAAAACGAATATACTTTAACAGTAGATATTAAAAAGAAAGGCATTAACCAAATCCCTGTATTTGTGAAGAATGACACTGCCATTCTTAATATCAGAGTTTTAGATGAAGATGTTGAGTATGACATATCACAAGCAGACCGATATACTGTCTCCTTTAAAAAACCAAAAGGAGAATTAGTTACAGGTCAAGGTAGATATGAAAATGGAATGCTTGTTTATGAACTTGGTGCTACCGAGATGGAAGAAACAGGTATGCTTGAAGTAGTCGCTCAGATTTACATTGGAGAAACAAGAATTAGCACAAGACCATTCCAAGTTAAAATCCTTGATGACTATGAAGGTGGAATTGGCTCAGAGGAGCAACTGACCTTTCTACAAGAACTATTCATAGAGGTTAATGGTAACGGAAACTATGCCAAAGCACAAGGGGATTATGCAAAGACAAAAGGTGACAATCTTGGTCACAAAGGCAATTATAATCCATCAGTTGTATATAAGGATGGAAACGTAGTTACTTTTGGCGGTGTCAATTACATCTGTATTAAAGATACTACTGCTGGAATTGATCCAACAAACGGTACATATTGGACTTCTGTTAGTCCACAAGCGACTATAAATGATAAAACTTGGACAGCAACAGAAGGTCAGACTGTATTTACAATTACTAATGGACAGTACGTTATCGGAAAAGGAAATATTGAAGTTTGGGTTGGTGGAGTACCGCAAATTAAAGATCAAGGATTTACTGAAACTAATTCAACAACAATTACCCTTTCTGAAGGTGTTCCAGCAGGAACAATTGTATATGCAAAATGGTTTGAAGGTCATATGACAATCACTAAAGGACACGGTAGCGGTCATGAAATTGGTGGTCAAGATGAGATTGATGTTACCAAGTTGAAAAATTACAATGTAATTACTGAACAATTGGCAGAAAAAGCGCAGTTCTCTGATGTCTTTTCAGCTTATTACTCTCGAAAAAACCAAGAGTATTTGGGAATGGTAGCACGGAAATTAAGATATGGAGAAAACGTTACTGTAACATTTATGGGTGATAGCAACTCAATGAGGAGCAATTCACTTTATCAAACATCTTTCCTGTCGACATTAAATGGTGTTTATTTGAACCGTATTTCAAGAATAGATAGGGCATACGCTGGCGATAGTGCCAAAGCAGGGCATGAGCGTTTTCCTGATACACATGCAGGTGACATTTCCGTGATTTGCTACGGTACAAATGACAGTAGCACTCAGTATGGGTATCCTGACGCAACAAAAACGAAAGACTATATTTACTGGATGGAAAAATTAATCACTAGAGAGTTAGATAGAGGTAAAGCAGTCATCTTAGTTTCTCCTATCCCAACAAGAAATGATAAACGATGGGAATTGAAATCTTATCAATTGGTAACAGACCCTTATCCTACAGTATTCAGGGCTGATGCTTATGTTTTTGGAAATATTTGTTCTTGGTTAGCTGAAAAATATTCTGCCCCATTTGTAGACAGCAGAGAGATAATTGCAAACTATGAAGATGAAATCTTTGCAAATAGCAATGGTAACAGTTTAGGAACTGCAACAACTTCTTTTGGTGACCCGGTTCATCTTACAGACGAAGGTTTGACTATTTGGGGAACACGAGTGGCAAGTATCTTTGTAGGAGATTCAATGCTAAGAAAACAGACAGTCGTTGATGGGATTGCTTTTGCAACTAGAAAAGGAGAAGACCCTTTTACCACTAATGCCAGCATCTTTACTTCGAGTTCTATTAAAAGAATAAAATATTATTCCAACTATGCATGGGCAGTAGGTGACAATGTGGTAGGGAATAGGTCATTAGAGTTACAGGTTGGCGAGGAGATTACTTATTCATTTTACTGTGACACTGAGGATTTAGTTGTGTATCCAAATAATTACGTTTTTGCTAATTCGATAATCGAAGTAAAGTTGGATAATGCCATTAGACAGCCACTGTCTACATTGGATGAGGATTTAAAACAAGGTGCTAACTATGGAAATAAAGGTACTTCAAAAATCACATTCGATACAACTGTTGTCACCTCACCTATTTTTAACATCAGCAAGGGACAAAAACCTGCTTCCATTGTTAGTGGAGCAAGATATTTAGATGAAGGAATAAGAGTTTCATCTAGAGGTTGGCACACATTGAACATAAAGGTAGTTCAAGGAGCAACTGCAATAAGCGGAATCAGATTCAGAAGTCAATTAATCGAAAGAGTGACTTCACTGGAATCTGCCCCTTCTTTAAACATTAAAGATTTGCAAAATACCGACTTAAACACATTAACTGTTTCTGGGGTTTATTATGCTTTTTCGGCAACTAATAGACCTGTAGCGATAAATGGAATAGTAAAACATAGTGAAAAGACAAATGATAATTCAATTGCACTTCAAGAATATTATCCGTATAACGACACTTCAAAACAATGGGTGCGAATGAAGGTGGCAGGAACTTGGGGGGCATGGACTCAAATTAAGTAACGAACTATCGGACACAATAGTTCATTAATGAATATCAGTATAAAACAACCTTTTTATTGAGAAATTAGACACTGGAAAATTAAATAGAAACACAAAAATCCCACTGGTCAATTTGAGGTAGACAGTGGGATTTTTATTGACTATGTAGCTAGCCAACTTTAGTTTACCACACTCTAGTTCGGCTGTAAATAGATAACTTAACATATATTGGAGTGTTGACATTGGTGCAAGGAAGTTATGAAGCATTAAAGGTTGAAATTGACCACGTTAAAGAAGACATTAAAGAAATCAAAGAAGATAACAAAGAAATGAAAATTTACTATCGTGATGTGATTAATGAATTAAAGGAAAATTCAATACAGCAAACGATGATTTTAAATAATCAAGAAAGACAATTTTCACAAGTAAATAATGATATTGCAGAGTTAAAAGAGGACTTTGAAAACAATGTCCAATCACAAACAATATGGTATCAAGACTTCCTATCAACTAACTTTGGAATGGTATTTAAAGTAATGATCATTCTTATTTTAGCATTGTCAGGTGTGAAATTAGCTGGTTTTGATGTTAGTAAATTATTAGGTTTATAAATAAGCAAACAAGGAGGATAAATGATGACTATTCAAGCGAGACAGAAACTTGTACCTTCAAGCAAATATTCCATCAAATGCCCTTACTCTATGACTGCAGAATATATCACATTTCATAATACATATAATGACGCTACTGCTGATGGTGAAATTAATTACATGATTAATAATAACAATGAAACATCTTTTCATTTTGCAATTGATGATAAGGAAGTTGTTCAAGGTATACCTGTAAATCGTAACGCATGGCATTGTGGGGATGGTGGAAAAGGAACAGGGAATCGTAAATCCATTGGAGTAGAAGTCTGCTATTCTATGTCGGGTGGCGAAAGGTATAGGAAAGCTGAAGCACTAGCTATAAAATTTATTGCTCAACTTTTGCATGAACGTAAGTGGAATGTTGATAGAGTTAAGCCACATAGGGATTGGTCAGGTAAAAATTGCCCTCATAGAATTTTAAACGAAGGAAGATGGCAATCTGTATTGAACGCTATTGCTGCTGAATTAAAAGTTTTAAACACACCAAAACCTAAACCAATTGAATCAAAACCAATTTCATTACCAAAGGAGGAAGATGAAATGTTAGAAAAAGCAATTTTAATCGGTGGTTATCCTGAGTTCGATGAAGCTGAGTTACTGGCTGTGAAACTTAAAGCACCAATCTATTTCCGTAACGCATTGCCACAAGGTAAAATCGCTAAGGAATTATATATCGTAGGTGGAGATTCTACTGGACTAATTGCCGATAAAATTATTAATTTATCGGGTAAGGATCGAATCGAAACTTTGAAAAAAATAATCGAGTTTCTTGAAAAATAATTAATCAAACAAGGAGGAATTGAGGATGATAAATTGGAAGGTACGTTTTCGTAATCCTGTATTTATTGCTCAGTTAGGGCTTTCAATATTCGCTCCCATTTTAGGTTATTTCGGCTTGACTGCTCAAGATATAACCACTTGGCAATCTGCAATTGATTTAATCGTAAAAGCTATCTCTAATCCATACGTTGTCGTGATTGTTGCAGTTAGTGTTTGGAATGCAGTTAATGATCCAACAACCAAGCATCTAAGTGACTCAGAACAATCTAAGACTTATAAACAACCAAAATAAATAATTGTAAGGAGAGGTTAAAGGGTGTGACCTCTCCCCTTTTCGTGGCTTGTGAAGGTGATTCATGCTGCGTTAATAATTTACCCTAACTTTAAAGAAAATATACAGAAATAGTTATTTGTAATTAAAAAGGATGTGATTCAATGCCTTTAAATAAAATACAGAAACAAATGCTTGAACAAATCGTTCAAGATAAATTAAATAAAGTAGATGAGCATACTGAACAATTGGCAGATGTAGGTCAGGACATAGACACAACAAAGCAAACTATGGATTTACTAAATGTAACTAATTCTTTTGATTCTGCAAATGATGACTTTGCCACTAAATTGCAAGATTTAGCATCAGTGGCTAAACAAGAGAAAAAGAGGTTGGTTATCAAGCAAGGGGATTATACATTAAGCAAACTTGTATTCATCCCTAAGGAAGTCGATGTATTAATTGACACATCAGCAAACATCGTAAATAAACAGTATTTAGTTTACGCAGGAAAAAGTGAAGAAAAAAATAATCAAGTTCCACTTTTACCGAAAACTTTAAAGTCAAGTCGTATCCCTAATAATAACTCTCAAATGGATTTGTTATTTCATGTGTCAGATACAGCGAATATGCAAGGTGTTTGCTTCGACAGTAACTTCTTTTATGTGGGATTCGACACAGGAACCGGAAACGGAAAAATAAATCAATATGATTTGAATGGGAAATATCTGGCTTCTACAGGTGACTTGGTAATAGGACACAGCGATAGTATTGCATTCAGAGAATCTAATCAAATGCTATATGTTGGTGCGGGTGGTTACAATCCGTTTTTGGTTAGGGAAATAGACTTCTCAAACAAAACGATAACAAGGGAAATTAATCTGGCGAGTTTGGGTTCCAGCGGACTATTCACCATCGACAATGATCGTGATTTATTTATCGTTCATACAAGCGGAGGAGACACTGCGCCTCACCAATTCAGAGTATTTGATTTTGACGTTAATCAGTTGCAATACTTTCAAATTCCTAACATTGGTGTTCCCCAAAACATCGCTTACTTTCAAGATAAAATTTACTTCTACACGAATAACAAATTAACGGTGTTGGATTTACAAGGAAATATCTTGGCTCAAGAAACTTTCACAAAAGCCAATGAAAGCGAAGGGTTATGTATTGCTTTTGACAACCAAACACCTTATTTAGTTCTAGGTTATAACGCACCTAATCGTTTCTATGCATTGCGTAATTATGAAAACAGTAAATATCACAATTTAACTTCGTTTACTCAAGTGAATGCAAGGAACGCTGGAACTAAAAGACTCTCTCCGAAATTCCTTAGTTTGAACCTTAAAACTTTCGCCACAGGAGATTGGCGGGTTTCGGATTGGGCATATGGCTTTGGAAACGACTCTATTATTGAGTCAATAACAAAAACAACAACAACATTGTCAGTAGTTTTAAAGTCTAAATTCAGTGCAGTTGAATTTGTAGGTGGTCAGGTAGATTGGGCTTTATCATTGGATAACGTTACGGCTGTTCCTATTGTGATAGACGACTTAAAGACCGTACAGATTCAATTTTTTAAAGCCGGAGTTAGACAAGACCCTAACACAATCGCTCAATACAGAACTTTGAAAATACTAGTGGTTGGTGCGGTTTCTGTTGAAGAATAGGACACAAATGTTCACTAAGAGAGAGGATTAATTCCTTTCTCTTTTTTTATTTATTACCAATAAAAGTAATATTTTATCGTAAATTTAAGGAGGAATTTAGATGGCTTCTGATAGTCAACCTCAACCTACCACACAAGAAAATAAATACTCAATGATTATCAACCAAAAAGAAAACTATAAAATTGAAATCAATATTAACAAGAAGATAAATATTAAAATTTAGGAGGTGTCTATGTGGCAAATGAAATTGTACAAGGTGACTCAGGAAGCGTACTAAGTCTAACCATATCTGATGATTCCCAAATTGTTGATTTAACAAATGCAACAGTAGAAGTCGTAATCAAGTATAAAGCAACAGGAATAGTTAAACAGGCTACTGTAACTAACGCTTTACAAGGTGAATGTCAAATTACATTAGATGCTTCTGATATTCCACATCAAGGAATTTATTCTTTCCAAGCAACCGTGAAATTTTCAGATGGGAAACAATTCTCTAGTCAGATTGAGCGTTTCTCAGTTTCAAAAAAGATGAATTATGTTCCTGATATTGGTGGTGGAGGAAACACTGATATTGGTGGAAGCACAACTAACGGAAACATTATTGTAAACGGAATTGACATTAAAGTTTATGACGATTCAACTTTAAGAACTGACATTAGCAGCCTAAAGAATAGTAAACATACTCATAGTAACCTTGAGGATTTAGAACGATTAGGAATTAATGAGAATAATAAACTAACTGTGGATGGATTTGAATTGGTTACAGGTGGAACTGGAACAATTGGAATAGATGGCAAGAGTGCTTATCAACTTTGGTTAGATCAAGGAAACACTGGTAGTGTTGAAGTTTTTCTTAATTCTTTAAAAGGAGCGAAAGGCGATAAAGGAGATACTGGATTAACTGGTGCAACAGGTCAAAATGGATTAGATGGTGAACGTGGGGTTGACGGTAAAAGTGCATATCAAATTTGGCTTGACGCTGGAAATACTGGAACTGAATCAGACTTCTTGCTCTCATTGAAAGGTGAAAAAGGAGACTCAGGAACAGGTGAAGGAACACTTCCATCGAATGTTATCTATTTTGAAGATTGGTTAGATGGAGAAACCGTAACCATTGATACAGGTGGAACAACTCCTACAAATACTGCTCCAAGCATCTCTTCAAGTTATAGTACAACCAATGTTTTTGATACAACAAGCGTTTCGATTCCTTACACGGTAACTGATAATCAAGGTGGAACTATCACGGCTACATACACAAAAGATGGAGTCTCTAACACAGTTACGGTTGCTACAGGAGCGAACACTTGGAATGTTGGAATTTTATCTGCTGGAAGTCATACATTATCTATTCAAGTTAAAGATAGTGGAAATTTAACTTCTAATACATTGACCTTTAGTATTACATCCACAGTATCAAGTGATACTACTGCACCTGAGCCAGTTACGGCTTTATCTTCAGGAACACCAACTCACAATTCTATTCCTGTTAGTTGGACATTAAGTTCTTCAAGTGATGTTACTAATTATGAAATTGCATATTCTACCGATGGAACTAATTATACTGTTTCAAGTTCAGTGGTAAATGCAAGTTCGACTTCTTATACTGTAACTGGATTAGTTGCAAGTACGAATTATACAATTCGAGTAGTTGCTATTGATGGAGCAGGAAATCGTTCAACAGCTATAACAGTGAGTGCGTCCACTTCTACTCCTGCTGACACAACCGTACCTGTATTAACAATTACACCTGCATCTACATTTACCGATTCTCAGTCTGTGACGATGAGTGCAAATGAAACTGCTGATATTTGGTATACGACTGACGGAAGTGATCCTGTGAGTTCAGGAACAAGGGTGAAATACTCTGCACCTGTTACCTTGACTGCGACAACTACTGTGAAAACTTATGCGGTGGATGGTGCTGGTAATGCAAGCACTGTGCAGACTGTGGTGTATACGAAGGAAACTACACAGGTAGGGAGTCATGTTCAGGATTCTTCCTTACTCTTATTCCAAGAAAATCCATCAAACGATTCAACGATTGTCAACCCTGACAACTATTTTCAAGGAAGTGGAGATTTCACCACGAGTATCAATGCTAAATTTTCCATTCCTTCTGGCGGCACAAACGCAGCTACGTTACTATTATCACGTTTGACTCCTAACGTAATGAAAATTGAACTGACATGGCAACACAAATTAACTGCTAACCTTTACGGTACATCTGCCGGAAGTGCTGCTTATCCAGCCGTAGCATCTGCTAATATATTTGATGATTTTACGAAGAATTATCATATTGCCCTAGTAAGAAGTGGCACTAGTTTAACTATCTATGTAGATGATATTCAGATAGCAACTGTTGCGATACCTGCTGATTTTACATTTAATACTTCTACAGCTTCACTTGTCATAGGACAAGCAACTAAAGCAGGAACATACAAAAACCTTACTTACTATAACCGAGCACTTACAACTAATGAAAGAACACAAAACTACAACGCATTGAAATAGGAGGCGGTGATTAAATGCAAGGAAAACTTAAAAAATTAAAGAGTTCAAACAATGAGTACGCATATCCTGTCACTGTTTCAGAAGGTGTATTTGTGGACTCTTCAAAGAATCTTAAAACTAAGTTATCAGAAATGGATGCTGCTATTATAAATGCAGGTTCAGGAAGTGGTGGTACTAATAACGGAGTGACTGCTTCTAACCTTGTGGTTGGTGGCAACGTTAAATTCGGTATTGATTTTACAGATAAAACAATTACATTCACTCCATGGAATTTATGGACTACTAACGCAGCGTTTACTTTATCGTCAGGGTCAAAAACCTTTTCCACAGAAATGGGAACGGGGACGTTTTATTATGTCTGCTACAAGAATAATACCATTGAATTAGTTACATCTGCCAACATCGGGACATACACAGGAATTGTATTATTTGGAATTATAAACACTTCTGTATTCCCTTTTGCATATCCGTTAAATCAAATCGGAGTTAGAAGCGGAACAATATATAATCGTTCTGACGTTTCGATTGGAGAATGGACTTTGATAGGGGATAGTTTAACTCAAGGTGAACAGTGGCACTTACTAACCAAACAGCAATACAATATACCTGTTGTTACGAACTTAGCTGTTTCGGGAAGAAGAATGGCTAAGGCAGGTGGTATGTGGGAAGATAAAGACGTTGTAAGTGCTACTACTGAATTATGCACCATTATGGGCGGTACGAATGACCAAGGCGGAGGATACACAAGAGGGACGTTAGCTCCTATTGGTTCTATATTTGATACTGAAACATTTATCGGAGCATACCAAACATTAATTGAGGGATTGCTTGTTAAGAATCCCAAAATGAGGATAATTTTAATGACACCTCCAAGGGCATGGACAGATACAACAGGAACTACCTTGCGAAGTGGGTTGAAAGATTATGGTGATGATGTAAAAGCAATCGGACAATTTTATAATATCCCAGTGATAGACATGTACCATAATATGGGCTACAACGAAATAAATCAAAAAACATATTTAACTGATGGATTGCATTGGACTGCTGAGGGACAGAAACGAGTATCAAGTCTAGTTACTGGTGCACTTAAAGAATACTATTGAAATGAGAATTTCATTGGAATATTTGGAGGACAAGAATGAAAAAAGAGTACGTAATCTTTAATCAAAAGTTAGCTGGATTTCTAATGCAAAGTGGGTTCGTTTTAAAAAGAATGGAAAAGGCAAAGGATACAGACTCAAATAGAAATGTGTTCATCTTCAACAATACAGATGATCTAATTCAAAAGATAAACGAATTCAATAAATAACTAAATACTTTTATTAAGACCATGTATATTTGCATGGTCTTTTTTGTGTTTTCAACTAATTTTTGCAACTAATGGAGGCTAAAAAATGAGTGAAATCAAACTGACAAAAGAGGATAGAGCCAAACTAAATCATTTCAACTTTTTAATTAGAGTAGAAGATAAGTGTGGATTTGGTAAATATACTATCCTAGGACAATACAAAAACTGGTTAACAAAGATTCTCGTAAAACACAATGAATGCGACAATTCATGGGAAGTTTATCCAGGAAACTTATTGTCTGGTAAAAGCAATTGTCCTTTTTGTTCTGGAAAGAAACAATTTACTACAGAAACATATAAAGAAGCTATATCAAAAATAGACAACGGTGAGTATGTTTTAGAAACAGAATACATAAATGCTTATACCAAGGTCATTCTTAGACACACTGTTTGTGACTATTTATGGCACGTTGAGCCTCAAAAATATAAAAATGATGGAATTAAGTGTCCATATTGTAGAAAAAGATTATCTGCAGGGGAAAAGAAAGTTTCTGAAGTACTGAATGAACATAATATTTCCTACATCAATCAACATACCTTCCCTGATTGTAAACATATTGCATTGCTTCAGTTTGACTTTGGTATTACAGACGAAAGTGGAAATATAGTGTCTGTAATTGAGTTTGATGGAATTCAACACTTTGAACCTATTGAATATTTTGGCGGAGAAAAGGCATTTGAAATATCGAAGGTTAAGGATCAGATAAAAAATGATTATTGCAAGGAAAATAATATTCCCCTTCTCAGGATACCTTACTGGGAAGAAGAAAATATCGAGAAAATTCTTAAAGAGTTTTTAAATATTATTGATTAAATATAAATAAACTAATATAATTATATTAGGTAAATGTGTATAGGAGGAATAATAATGAGTGAAATGTTTTATTGTAAGAGTTTAAATTTAGTCGCATACATAATGAGTAAAGGTATTGAGCCAGAAGGATTTAATGACCGAGGCAGAAACTTAACTTTCTATTTTAAAAAGGATCAACAACTACAGGAAGCAATTCAAAGTTACAACGATAATGTTGAACTTAAAGAATTTATATATTCGTTTAAAAAAGTTAAAGAGTTAATCAAAGAAAATAAGAATAATTAATCTAAACCGATGACGTTATGTTGTCGGTTTTCTACTTGTGTATAGGAGGAAATAAAGTGAGTGCAAATAAATATACCGTTGAAAATGGTCAATTGATTGATGTTGAAACTGGTCAAATAGTCGATAAAAAGGATGTTAAAAAAGCATACGAAAAAGAAATATATCATGCTTTTATGAAGAGTCATCATGAACAGGTTGAGTTAGGAATACAGTCTGATTTAAGAGTTGTAAAGGATAAAAGAGGAAATGAATTTCAATCTTTGAATGTAAAGGAGGGTTTTCATTTCGTGAAAGTTTTCAAAGTTGATGTTAGATTCTTATTAGAATCAAGTAAAATGTCTATATTTTCAAGAGGATTTTTATATACTTGTTTAGCATATATTAACTTCCCGACTAACACTTTAATTATTAATGGACAACAACCTACCAATGAAATTATATGTGATTTGTTCGGTATTGGTAAAAGTAAATTGTATGAAGTATACAAGGAATTAGAATATTTAGATGTTATTAAAAGGGTTAAAGTAAACGGTCAATGGATCATTTATATTAATCCTTTTTTACATTCTACTGGATTAGTTGATAAAGTTACATATGAAATGTTTAAAGGTTCATTATATAATCCTGAGAATAGAAGTTCTATAAATAACTAAGAAGATGAATTTAATAAAATGCCAACTAACCCCTACACATCAACGTTTAAGGGCTTTTTTAATTTCCGCATTACGGAATTGACTGTTCGTGTAATGGAAATAATTAAATAACGCTACCTTAAAATATAACACATAATTAATAAAAATCCAGTGATTGAAAGGATTAAACCTCCCTTCTCTCACTGGGTATATTTTCACTCACGCTACCCTAAATTAAAATTGAATGAAATTCCCTTTAAGGAGTATTGGATCGTCTCCATTGGTAAAATGAATTTCCATTAAGAAAGTATCTTCCACAATAATATAATCAACAATTCCCCTTAATTCTTCCTCTGATAATTCCCTTTGAAATCTACGATTAATTAGTCCAACTATAAATTCTTCCCTTACAGTTACCCGAATGCAATCATTATAATTATCTACTCGACTACAGATGTAAACTGGATTCTTCTTCCCTCTCGTATTGTATCTGCGTTTAAAGAAACCTTGACAATGTTTACATTTAATTTTTTTTGTAAAAACCTGCATGTTACAATACCCACTTTATTAATTTAATACGGTACAATTTTCAATGTAAAAGGAACATTCTGTCTCTCTGGATTCCTAGTTGAAACATTTCTTAAATGCTCAGGAATGACCCTAGTGTAATAAATTTTATCAATAAATGTCTTATATCCTTCATTTTTACCTTCAGGAGAAAGCGTCTTATTATTTTGAATTACATCAATGACCGACAAATATTTATTGATTTCTTCTTCTACCTGTGAGTCATCTATTTCTTTTTCTAGCAAAGTTATTGAATTTTCAATTGTATTCTTAGTATTAATTAATTCTTGTTTTTTAACTTTTATTTCATCTGTTGTGAAAATACCTGATAGTGCCAAATCAATTAACTTTCCTTCCTGATCAATAGTTTCCTTTAGCCTTTTCTGCAATTGACCTATTTTGTTTTTATTGATTTCTAACAATGCTTTATTACCTTCGTTACTCAACTCGTCTATTTCACTTTGTAATGACATACTATATTCATCTAAATATAATTGAAGTCTATTTTCAATTGGCTCTAATCTAATTCCACTATTAGGACATTTATCTCCATTGTCCAATAAATACTCGCAGCGTTTAACAATATATCCTGTACTACTTTTATAATCCTTCCTAATTGTCATCTTCCTTCCACAAACTCCACAGAACAGTAAATCCTTTAGTGAAGTTATTCCTGACTTAACAGCAGGTTTTTCTCTAACCAGATTATGCTTATTTGCTCGACTTACTCTATCTTTATTAGCCTTGTCCCATTCTTGAGGTGAAATAATTGCAGGATGAGTGTTTTCAATAACAATGGTGTCCACTACATCGTATACAAATTTACCTCCCTTTTTAATCTTTTTTCTATCATTAAATACAGTCCATCCCTTATAGTGAGGATTTCTGATGATCCTTTTGATTGAGGGTAGATTAAACACATTTGCTCTAGCTGGCTTAAATCCTTCCTCATTTAATATGTCTCTAATTTTAAAGCTTCCTAAACCTTGAGAATGTAATTCAAATATATACTTTACAATTGGAGCAGTTTCTTTGTCTATTTCTAATTTCTTTGTTTTAGGATTTCTAACGTAACCGAACGGAATAGCACCAGATACATGTAACCCTGCTTTAGCCATCTGTATCTTATTTGCTTTACTACGTTTACCAATGACACCATGCTCATGCGAAGAAATCATGCTACCCACATCAAACATTAATCGGTCATTATCTGAATTAGCTAAGTCATAAACTTGATCGTAAGGAGTGAGAATTGGCTTATCATAATCAATACAGTATTGTTTAACTGTTTGACTGATTAAACCATTCCTCGAAATCCTACTCAATTCCACAACTAAAATAGCATCAAATTGTTCAATGTTGTCGAGTAAAAGTTTCAGTTTAGGTCTATCTTCCATTTCGGTTTTTCCACCACTGATTACCTCTCCAAATTCAACATAGGTCAATTTATTTTTAGTAATCCAGTCAGTCATTAACTGTCTATGATTCTCCAGTGTTTCTACATCTTCACCTTTCTTCTCTTGGCTTATTCTCAGATACATTGCTACGTGATTTATTTCTCTATTATTAATGATCATTGTATAGTCCACCCTTGAGAAATATTTGATATAATAAGAATACCTTATACATCAAGGGTTTTCAATACATAATATAAAAAACTACGTAGGTATGTTGTTTCTTATTGACTGTATAAATAAAAAAAGAGAATCAAGCAGAAACGCTCGACTCTTTCGATTTACTCTTATTATACATGCTCAGTAAAGCTTTCGCCATTAACTCTCTATTCGGTTCTTTCTCCCATGAAATAGTACATGGAGGCATGTTGTCATTAGTGTATGTCTTAGTATTTATCAATTTTTCCACCTCATTATGTATGTATGCGATTACTGATTGTCCTTATGTGAATATTTCTCGATCAATTCATCCAACAGTTGCGATATGTAATAACGGTATCTCTTAACCTTTTTAACATTTTTGATTTCGTGTCCAACTTCCTTAACTATGTCTAAGCCAATACTACTTTTATTTAATTTGCTTTTATAATTATGTTTAGTTATTTGTTTTTGAGACAGTTCCATTATTTCAATAAAGTCAGTTATATGTACAAACGCTGTATAGTTGTCGTATTCCCTGAAGTTGAATATGAATCCAGCAATTAAACCTCTATGTTCAGCAGCACTCTGCAACGATTTAATTTGATGTTCCTTTATAATCTTCTCATCGAATGATATGGATTTACCCTGAGTACTCTTTAATTCTATCGCAAATAGATTAGGATACTTATAGGCAAATGAATCATAATCATTCTTTCCAACTTTTGCGTTAGGTTTAAGGAACATAGGGTTGACATCTTTTATCCTATAGAAGAATACACCTTGTTCAGTTGCAGAGGACTTTAGAGATTCCTCGAACAGTTTACCTTCGTTCTTTTTAGCCAACGTATCACCTCTTTAAGATAAGAGGCAGTCCGATTAAAGACTACCTCACTGTATGTATTTGATTAATTAAATATGCATTTTAAATAAGTCGCCTTGCTCATTAAAAGGATTGATTTTAAACACTAAATCATATTTAGATAGGTCATCAATATCGCCATCAAAATCAATATTTCCTCCAAATTCAGCGTTAGGTATTTCAAACAGATATTCCACATCTTTCATATCGTCTGCATTTCTCATTAATCCTTTACCGACAACTTTGCATTGCCCGTTTAAGTTTTCATTGAATGTGATAGTTTTAGAGAACTTTTGCATATTTAGATGCTTTTCAAAATCACTTGCTTTATCCTCTTCTGTAGAACCAATGAACTCAAGAAGTTTCTGATCCAAAAGTGCATCGACAATATGTAAGTAACCTCTCCCTTGACGAACAAGCACTTTGCTATTTTTCAGGGTATTTAACTCAGTTACTAATTTACCATCTTCATTGAATATACTAACATCCAGTACATTAAAATTACCTAGTTTCATTTGAATTTTCCTCCTTAACGATTGGTCGTTACCCTATATTTGTTCAATTATTTATTTTAATCCTAATTCCTTCAAATCCTTAATCATCTGGATAATATTCATTCTTGTTAGTACTGTATCCTTAGTGTCAGGTGTATTAAGGAATTGTCGTTGTAGTCTATGTAACGCTTGCTGTTGGAAGTCTTCAAATGGGAGTTCTTTAATTTTATCCCACGCTTCTTTTACTTCGTCTTTTTTAATTTTAATTCCATCAACATAAATTCCGTTTTCATCTATTAAAACTTTTCCGTTATCATTTTTGATTACAATTCGTTTCTCAGTGTCCTCTTCAGCCTCAAAAGATAAGTGTGCAAGGTTAACTCCTGTGTCACGATCATGACTAATTTCAATCATGTTAATATCCAAACCATCAGGAAGATTGATTTCCCACTCTTCACCCAAATATAACTTAGTTTTGGAAGAAGAGAATACAATCTTATTACCTTCAAGGTTTTGCTTTTTCATAATTACATTAACATTTTCCAGATTTGATGCATCGCCCGATGGATTTCTTTTTAACTTTAAAGTAATATTTTCTTTGATTCTTTCAATAGACTTTGTGCAGTTTCCGTCAACTTTACCGCTTTCACATTCTTTTTAGCATTTAAAACTTCAAATTTCATTTTCATCTCACACACACTCTCCTCAGTTTTAATTAACTCAAACTATTGAAATACTCACAAACTTCTTTAACTCTTGAAGAACAAGCATACTCATGACACTTTAACCAATCAACATTAGATAAATCAAATGATGAATTTAGTAAACTTTTAAGTATATTATTCTTTATGTAATCCAAGTCAGATTTTTTACAATCTATAACAATGTACTTATCAATATTATTTTTTCTAGCTAATTTTTCTTTTAATTTATCATTTTCAATTTCATCTTTTAATGAACGTCCATTTCTAAAACCATTTTCTTCGTAATGCTGGGCACCGTGTGCTTCGATTATCATTGATAAGGATGGAATATAAAAGTCATATTTTTTATTACCAGATATTTTGGAATTAATATGTTTTACTTTCTTTGTAAATTCAAATGTCTTCTGAATCTCAAATTCGATATTGATTTGTGTTAGAAAACTGTATAAAAATTTCTCAGGATAACTTATTCCGTCCGAACATTTACTACACGCTATTCCGTTCCCGATAACATTACTAACATTCATTCTCTTCTCATTTCTACATAAGGGACATATGAAAATTTCATATTTATGCGAACCCTTTGTCAGTTCGTACCCTTTTGAAGAGTATTTTAATAATGCGGCTACTTCAGGGTGTGTCGTCCATATACAATTTGTTTCATTTACTCTCATTCCAGCACAATATGGACAATTTGAATTCCCACTTGTTCGTGCGTTAACTGACATATTGTATTCACTATTACATTTGTTACAATTCCAAATAAATTTATCGTTACTAGAATAGTATATCTTATCAACCTCAATATTATTTTTGTTGCTAAATTCATCTATTAGATAGTGTTTATCATTTAACTTAGCGAAATATCCCAATGATCTTTCGTATGGTGCATTTGCTTTTTTATATGGTGCATTTTCAAGTTCCCACAAGAAAAGCATCTATCTTTTCCGTCACCTTTTTCTCTTTGTGTGATTATTTGACTATATGCTTGGTTTTGTGTGTGTTTTCCACAGTCGTCGCATACTTTTGTAACTTTTGTACCAGGAAGCATATCTTCTACCTTCACTAATATTTTAGTTCCTTTTACTGATGTCATTTTTCCTTTTTTATTTTTCACTTTAGGAATTTCGTAACCTAAACTCTCATAGTGACCGATGTTGCTAGGGCTTAGACCAATCGAAACTTCCTTCTCCAATATAGCCAACTTTCCATTCTCCTCCTGATCAGGGAGGCTGCGCAGCTCTTTTTATAACGTTATAACCCTTTTGTATTTGATTATTTATTAATCTAATTCAATGCTCATAAGGTATTTAATGTTTTCTACTGATTTCATGCGGTCACTATATTCTTTATCCCCAAACATTTTCCACAATGTTTCATAATCATCATATTCGGTTTGTAATGTCCGTTGCCTTAAGAAGTTCCTCACTTGCATATCAGTTATAAATACCGACAGTTCCTCTTCTGAAAGGTCATCGAGATTTTTCCAACTATTCACCATAATATCTACCAACTTTAACAATCTCTCTATTTTTCTTAGATATTCAGATACGTCTATTTCTTGTTCAGGAATCTTTTCGCCCATTAACTTAAATTTATCCGATATTGCAATTTGATAACCCATCTTCGCTAAACCACATATATCTTCTTCAGGTTCTATCCAATTAAACAATTTTTCATAAAGTTCATTTCTCAATTAAAATTTCCCCCTTCCAATTCACGATAAAATCTGTGTTTCATTGCTTCTTATTTTCTTTAAGTTTTTCAATCAACTTTTTACTGTTATCTAAAATAAACTTTCTTATTTTTTTACCGCTCATCAACCCACCACCTCCAATCACGATAAAATAAGAGTTTTAAAGCGTAATTTTTTTACGTTATAGAGTAATTACATTGTTACTTTCGCCATTCTATAATGGAGTAATCTCCATCCTGATGTGCTATGCTTTTTTCGTTAATACAGTAAGCACCATTTGGAGATACATCTTTAAATGGAACTCCAACACTTTTTATAGTCCCATCTTGCAACTCAATTTGAATAGACGTAATTTCATCTTTATCTAATGGCTCAATTGACTTCCATCTAGGGTATCCGTGATCCTCATATTGATAATTACTTTTAAATGTAATTCCGAGTACTTCATCGTTCTCATAAAATGAAAATACGTCAGATCCATCAATTTCTGCAAAATAACAGTTCACATGGACAACGTTTACCCCTTTCAGGTTTTCATATAGCATGTTTATTCCCCTTTCATAATTCACGATAAAACTGTACTTTCATTTGTTATAATTTTCATCAAATAGTCTATTAATAAATTCTCCATTGGTCATAAAATTTGAATTTAGAAGCCCTATCGAATTTATGGTCAAATATTTGCCATTCACCGTATAGGTCAAGGTATTCAAGCCTATCTTCACCTTTATCCCATAGTTCTTTTGCCTTTTTGCCATCAAAAATCTCCTTCATGCTCTCAACTCCTTTTTAATGAACTACATTGGTCTTTACTTCATCTAATAAAAGTAAACATTTATTAGAATGTATTTTTAGTACATTTTACTGCTTCGATTATGTATTTATTTTCAATCTCCGTATGTCTTCCGTATCTGTAACCTTCAATTAAAATGTCCTTTTCCCACTGTTGCAATCTACGCTGCCACTTTTTCTCTAAATAGAGAGTAACTTCGTTGTAGTGAATCTGGTCAAATGAAGTGATATACATTTACTTTTCATCCTCCTCCAGATATATTCTCTCGATAAATTCCTTCCAGAATTTTAATTCCCAATTCTGCCAATATAACTTAGATGGATCACCTGAGTAATCTCTGTCGATTAGCATATTGTTAGCTTCATAGCGTTGACACATCTTCTTGTATAACTCTTTAATTTCCTTATTATCTTGCATCTTGTAACTCCTTAAGGGTGTAAGTATGTACAGGGTAAACTTCAATTGTCTGAACAGGAAAACGCATATCATCTGCATTTACTTTGTGATCAATCCAGTTTTCATTCTCTAAATCGCTTGTGAAAAAGTAACTCATATCCTCTTTACCTGTAATCTGTCCCATTGAATTCCGTTTAGTTCGCTTCATCATAATTTCACCTCCTTGTATTAAAAAAAGAGCAGACTGTTTATCTACTCTTTCATTATATTAGTTTATTTAGTTTTATACAAGGGGTTTTATTGAATTATTTATTTTTATTTTCGTCTATAGGTGACATAATGATAATCAAATTCATGTTTATCATCTGCCTTGTTTATTACATGATCAATAACTTTCCAATCATCCAAATTAAACTCAGGAAAATAAGTATCGGCATATTGAAATTCTGTATCAATAATGGTCAGGTAAATATAATCTGCAAAAGGCAAGAACTGAGAATACACTTTGCCTCCGCCTATAATCCAAAGTGTTTCTTGTTTTTCACTGTAATTCTCATATTCAAAAAGAACATCTTCAACAGAATGATAAGCGTAAACATCAACAGGTAGATTATGATTTACGCTTGTTGTTAGGACGATGTTTTGCCTGTTTGGTAAACTTCTACCTATTGAATTGAAAGTGTTTTTGCCCATGATTACAAAATCACCAGTTGTTAATTCTTTAAACCGTTTAAGATCATTAGGCAAATGGCAAAGGAGTTCATTTTTATAGCCTAATTGGTTGGTATTAGATATGGCTGCTATAATTTTAATTGACATTAAATACTCCTTTAAATTCCTAAATCGAATTTCAATTGTGGATATTTACATTCAAAGTCAACTAATTCAAAGTCGGATAGTTTAATATCATAGAAGTTAGTTTTCTCTGGAACATTCAATTTTAAATATGGCTGCTTATTAGATGGAGTACGGTTTAGTAATTCATTAACTTGTTCCTCATGTCGTAAATAGTAATGCAAGTTAGAAGTGAATAAACTGAATTTACCTAATTTAAATCCAAAGTGATTAGCAATCATCAATTGTAATGCGACATATTGTACTCGATTGATCGCTCCAGCTACACTATAATCTGAACTACGAGAGGTCAAATGTAAGTCTAAGTATACTTCATCGTTAATTACTCTTACTTCCCAATTTGTCATGTAGAAGCAAGGTTTCAATCCCTCTGGTTCATCAATGAAATCTTGTTCTTGCCACAGGGAAATAATTTTACGTCTGCTGAACATATCGTTGTTTAGGATGTCTAAGAGGTTATTCAATAAATCATAACGCTTAACTGTTGCTCCGTATCTTAATCCGATTGTATTAGTGTTACCTACTTCCCAATCTCTCCACCATCTTAACTTATACTTGTCTTCCATTATTCCTAAGTCGTTTGTTTGATCCTGATAAAAAGCCAACATTTCACCCAATGCAGACTTAATTGCTAATGGTCTAAGCGTTGGAATTGGAAATTCACCTTTTGATAAGTCGTATTTCTCATTAACAAAGGTTATGTATTTTGTATGTGCAGGTTCACCGTCTGAATACCTTGGTCTAACTTTGCCTGATAAGTCAGTTACACCTTCATTTTTAATTTCTCTTAAGTTGTTTAAGAAATATTGATCGGCTTTGTTCAATATGCAACAGCCTCCTTATCTAAATAATTACGAATTTTCTTTTGGATATTCTTAAATTTCATATGTATGTTTTGCTTAGATACACCGTAAATCTCACCAATTTCTCTAAATGTTAATTGTTCATTTCCCATTCTAAGTTTAACTAGTTCTCTTTCCATAGGCTTGAGAACGCTCATTATTCCTTCTTTATCAAATTGGGAAATTACAATATTCTCAGGATAATCTTCTGTTGAGTCAAATTTATTAATATTATCTGCAGACACTAAGTCATAAAACGTATTAGTATTTTCAATATTATATTGAGGACTATTACTCATGCTGATTACTGTTGCTAAGTTATCTTCTGTTGCATCCTTAGACTTATAGATTCTATCTTGTACATTTGATCTCCAAATACCATAATGGATAGACCAACGTATATTTTGAATTAGGAAACTTCTTAAAGTCCTATTATGAGTGACTGTGTGGAATGTCTGAATTCCTTTCCAAAGTCCCATTTTAGCAAATTGATAAAAGTCATCCAAATCCATATGTAGTGAGTTTGCATATTTCTTGGGCTGTGGGAATAGTTTATGTACCGTTACTTCTGCTAGGTATTCCATTTCTCCATATAATTCTTCTGGACTTAATTTTAATAGTTCTTCTTCACTCAATTTAGTTTTCATTGAAATTCTCCTTTTAGTTAAATGGGAGAGCAATAAGCCCTCCCTGATTTCCATTAAAATGTGCTTTTTATTAGTTAATCAATTTGTAGTGCTAATTGGGGGTTAAGCAAAAACAATTTGATTTATTTTTTATTAGTTATTTAAAATATCAGCAACAAATTGTGACCACGATTCAAGTCTTTCATATGTATCAGGTTGAGTTAATTCTTCAACGTTAAGCCATGTTCCTTTTAATTGATCAGTTTCTCTTACAGATACATCAGCATCATCAGCCAATTCAGCAATCACCAGTAATCCAATGTGTACTTTACCTACTTCATTTACATCATCATTAATCAATCCGACAGTATCTAAAGATAATCTTTCACCTTGGATGTTCAACTCTTCTTCTAATTCACGTTCAAGATTGATGGATAAAACTTCATAGAAATCCTTGGAAACAAATTCATTCATATGACCTCCTGCACCCAAAGAAATCTTATTATGAAGTCTTGTTTCACCTCCACCAGATAAACGCTCATAAGCATATACTTGATTTCCACGTTTAATTACACAGTAAGGAATTGGTTGCTTAAACTCTGGATTCTCTTCAGCATTTCCTCTTCTCATAATTGAGTATGAAGAAGCGATATTCTCTACAATTAGTTTCAGTGTTTCTTTGTCAGAATTAACACCTTGAAAGGTTAAGGATTCATCTTCAAATACTTTATATCTCGGTGCTACAATAATCAGTTCATCCATTTTACCCAATATTCATTCACCCTTCGCAAAGTTTAATTGTTTGTTCAAGTTGTTTTCAATTATGTATTGATCATATGCCAAAGCACCTTCAATCTCACTATCAAACCAACCAATAAATTTTGATTTTCGATTGTACTGTAACCTAACTAACCATTTTTGCTTCTGTTTATTAAAACCTACACCTTTAAACTTTGATGTTATCTTTTTTTCAAGTCTATATTGTTCAAATTCATCTTTTCCCATGTTTACATGTAGATTATTTAAATATGCAAATTCACCGTTATACTGTTTAGCATAATAATTATATGCATTTGCGGCAGCTATTTCTGATGAATAAGAACCAATATATTTATACTCACCTTTTACGACTAAACTTGCTTCGTATCCGCCATTTTTATATCTTACTCCCTTATAATTTTTCGTTTTTGACAACTTCGGCACATTCGCTGAATTTTGTTGAGGAGTGCAAATTCTTAAATTAGACTTCCTATTGTCCAATTTATTATGGTTAATATGATCAACAACTTTATCAGATGGTGGTTTCATAATGAAACGGTGCATAGACACTGTTTTCCAATCATCATTTATTCTAACCTTTCCTTTTGCGTATCCTCTTTGGTTTTCTTGCCATTTCCATTTACTCACCATTTCAAAGTCATCGTCATCTATTAAGGCTATGTTACCATTGGATAGTTTTATTTCTTTCATCTAATCTCCTTTGTTTATTTAAATTAAAGGGGAGTCCGAATGATAATCTCCCCTTTATAGGATTAAAGCTGGTGCAACAAACGCTCTATTTCGTCTGGTTTATATCCAAACACTATTTCTTCAATTTCACCATTATTTAGTAAGACTAGAACTGGAACACTTTGGATATTATATTTGTTTGCTGTTTCAGTATCTTCGTAAACATTGACTTCTGTATACTCGATATTTTTATCACTGAGAAAATTACTAACCATTTCGCATGGAACACATGAAGGACGACTGAATTTCAATAATTGCTTACTCATTGAATGCCTACTTTCTAATATTAGTTTATTTAAAATCAAGAGCATCCTGTAGTTGAACCACAATCTAAGCAAATCTTACATGTTCCGTTTTGTCTTAGTTTTTCGCTACCGCAAGTACCACACTTTTCACCGTAAACAACTTTACCGTTTTTCTTAGCATCAGCAATGTCTTCCTCTTTAAACTCTTGAGTGACAGCTACTTTTACTTCTGGTTTAACTTGTAGATTTTCAAAGTTTCCATTTTCTAATTCAAGTACTTTTGCAATTAAGTCTCCTAAACTATCTACTCGCTTGATATTAGGATGCTTCATCACAAATCCACTCGGCTCAAACTTCTCTTTCCTTAGCATTGATGCTACATCTTCAATCGGAACATTTCGTTGGATCATATGAGACGCTAAAATTGTAAGAGTGTTTAGCAATCCTTTGATTAATTGACTATCATTAGTATCTGCGTAAACTTCTGCAATTTTACCATTATCATAGAATCCTACTTTAACAAGGATAGTCATATCTCCAACCTTAGTTTCGTGTACCACTGCTTGACGAATTGCTGGTGGAGAAACCCTTGTAGGTGTTTGAGATTTCTTATGTAATTCATTAGCCTTTTTAACCAATTCATCATATGACATATCTTCAAAGTGGACAGTATCTTCACTCTCAGAGTTCATGCTAGTGTTCATTGGTTGAGACGCTTTACTTCCGTCACGGTATAAGGCTACACAGCGTACTCCCATTTCCCATGATTTCATATGCACTTCTTCAAAATCCTCAACAGTTGCGTTATTTGGTAGATTTACAGTTTTACTAGATGATCCACTTAGGAATGCAGCAGAAGCAGCCAACATTTCAACGTGACCCATTGGTCTGATAAATCGTTCTCCACCTGAGTTTTTATTAGCTGTATCAAAAATTGGCAAGTGGTCAAGTTTAATATGTGGGGCATTTTCAATATTAGAGTTATTCTTCACAAACTCAAGAATCTCTTCAATCTGTTCTTCTGTATATCCTAAACGCTTCAAAGCCAAGCCAATTCCCTTATTAGGAATTACCATGTATCCTCCGCCAGCTAATTTCTTATACACAATTAGACTGAATGAAGGCTCAAGAGAAGTTGTATCAAAATCCATCAGTAGTCCGATAGTTCCAGTGGGAGCAATACAAGTGACGAATGCAGAGTTGAATTTCTTGGCTTTTACTACATCATCCCATAGACTCAATGCAGTACCAGACAGTCCCTCAAAACCTAACTCTTTGATCAGTGTATGATTAACTCCCATTGGGATGATTGACAGATTATCGTATTCAAGTCCATGTTGAGAAGCATATTCACCATAAGTTGCTACTCGGTGATTGTTCAATACTCTTCTCATTGAAGATTCATTTTCCTTAAATCGAGGGAATCCGCCAAATACTTCAGCAAGTTCAGAACTTGTTTTATAAGCCTGACCAGTAAGGATTGAAGTTAATACTCCTGCCAATGCTCTACCCTCATCTGAATCATAAGGTAATCCAAGTGTCATTAGTAATTGTCCAAGGTTTCCGTAACCAAGACCAGTTGTACGATATTTATATGTACCAATTGCAATATTCTTACTTGGTAACTGTGCCATTGTAACTGAAATATCAAGTACAGTCTGCCATAAGCGAATAGCATGTAAATATCCTTGAACATCAAATGTCCAATTATCAGTATTTAGGAATTTAAGTAGATTGATTGAAGCAAGGTTACAAGCTGTGTCATCTAGGAAATGATATTCCGAGCAAGGATTGCTTGAGCGAATTTCTCCATCATTTGCACATGTGTTCCAATCATTCAAAGTAGTATGATATTGTAATGCTGGATCGGCACATTTCCAACCTGCATGATTGATTTTCTTCCATAAGTCTCTAGCCTTGACTTTACGATTTACTGATGAATCAACTCTACCTTGTAGTTCCCATTCTTCGTCATTAATTACTGCTTTCATAAAGTCATCAGTAGCACGGACAGAGTTATTACTATTCTGACCACTAACAGTTGCGTATGCTTCGCCATTAAAGTCAGTATCATATCCCATCTTACCTAATGCTCTAACTTTATCTTCTTCTTTTGATTTCCATTCAATAAACTCTTCAATATCAGGGTGACGATCATCAAGAGTTACCATTTTAGCTGCTCTACGTGAAACACCACCTGATTTAATTGAACCAGCATTAGCATCACGAACTTTTAGGAATGAAATTAGACCAGATGATTTACCTCCACCACTAATCTTTTCATTCGTTGCTCTCCATGATCCAAAATTGCTTCCTACTCCAGAACCTGCTCTGAATAGGATAGTCTCAGTTTTAATTCCTTCCATCATAGAAAGTAAATCGTCTTCTTCTTTAAGAATGAAACATGCATGAGGAGTAGGATTAACGTACTCATTATCAGTTTCATACACTTCGCCAGTTTTAGGATGAACTCTCCACATTCCACGTTTTTCTCCTTTGATGCCATAAGCGTCAAACAATCCAGTGTTAAAGAATTGAGGTGAGTTTGGAGCAGCGATTTGTTCAAGAAGCATATATAGCACTTCATCATAGAACGCTTGCTTATCCTTCTTCGTAGTAAAGTAACCCATCTTCTCTCCCCAATTTGACCACGTAAGAGCCAATCGGTGCATTACTTGTTTAGCACTCGTTTCTCTTTCGATTACAGGGAGTCCAGCACGTTTAAAGTATTTGCTTGCAATAATATCAGTAGCTACTTGTGACCAGTGCTTAGGCACTTCTACATTATCTAATTTAAAAACGTAAGTTCCATTTGGATTTTTAATTTCTGATGTTCTCAGTTCAAACTCAAACTGATCGAAAGGAGATACTCCTTCAGTAGTATATAAACGTTTAACTTTAATCGCCATTCTTCCACAACACTCCTATGTCTATATTTAAATATTTATGTTAAATCTTATATTAAAATGCTTTATCGCTTACCAATTCATCTTTAATATGTAAATCAGATTCATCTTGCTTTAATGTTCCAGTAAATTCGGCAATCTGCCTAGCGTACATTTCTTCAAAGGGACTCAATTGTTTCTTAGGCTTTTTCTCCTTCACTCGCTCTACAGGAACATAGAGTTGGCTGAATCGAGTGTCAGATATTGTAGTTGAATTACCTTCTAAATCAGTAAGTATGATACTCCCCTTTTTAACTGGAATCTCTCCATTGAACGTCAACAGTGTTCCGTCTTCCTCTGCTCGATTCATTGAAACAACAAATCCCCTGTGAGCATATTGCATTCTCTCATCCCCTATTTATTTGTTTATCTAATGACTCCAACAGACAACAACTTTCCACCATCAAGCCTCGCTTCTTCATCGAGAACAGCTACCGCTTCTGATCTAAATTTGCCCTCATGTAGATAAAGTTTCTCTTTTCCATCTACTAGAACAATTCCGTAATACTTCTTTACTGGATTGAATTTTACCTCTGCTGTGTTTGAAAACACCGTCTGCGTCATTGCGTCATTCTTTTTCTTGTATGCCATATATTTTCCTAATCTCCTTGTTTTATAGTTTAATTGTTTTCTATGAGGGTGTTACTCTGAGGACTACATTGTTCTCACTCCCTTAAAAGGTATGTCTTTATTATATTAAATTATTTCTAATTAAACAAGTAGTTTTATTAAAATATTTATTTTTATTTCTTTATCCAGTGTCCAGCGTTTATCTTTAAAGATACTTCTTCTTTTGTATAATTAGCTGTTGCCCAATTACCGTCTTCTTCAAAGTGAACAACAAGTAAATCATCTGCGCTTGGATGTTGAGTCGCTTTATATAAATAATTCTCTCCCAATGGATCAATTTCTTGCAAAGCAGGACTTAATACAAAATTAAAATCATTCATTTCTTTACACCCCCTTTAAAATTACGATAAAATTCAAATTTCATTGTAATTTGTTTGTGAATCTGTATTTAAAAACGTTGATATAACAACATTCTCAAACTATATTTTTCACAAACTTTTTATTAAATTCTTCCCTCATCAGCTAATACCTCTTTAACAATCGTTGGAAGTTTCCTGCCAATCTTTCCTTTGATCAGTTTAAACAATTCATCTAACTCTTCCTTAACTACATCATCAAATACTCGTGTGCCAGTATTCTTAAGAATCGCTCCCATATCCTCAATTGCATAATCTTCATTTAGCAACCCTTCATCGACTAATTTATGTACGATTTTTGATACCCTTGCTTTGTTTACAGTTGCGTTTACAAACTCTTGTAAGTCATCCTTTTGAGTATTTACCTTATGCTGCTTAACTTTAGCCATTTCTGCAAATTGATCAGATACAAATTTAGTAAATTGTTGGTTTCCGTGTTTGTCGGTGTAAGAGACATTCTTAACTACCACACCTTCGCCTATTTCACCTAACATTGATTTCCCGATGAATGATTGAATGTGTTCAAGTGATTGAAACTCACCTTCGTAGAAAACAGGGATTAAATTTAAGAATAGATTCTTAGCTGCAATTTTCACTTCTTCAAAAGGCAGGTACTTTTGATTCTTCTCATCATACACATCAAACAAATAAAACTGATTTTCGTTTTCACCATAATTAAGTTTATGTCTTACGAGCCATTCGCCAAAGAAAATATATCCATCTTCAATGCAAAGAGGCTCTAAGTGTTTCTTACCCCATACTGTAAAACCTCTAAGAGTGTTACTTTCATCAAGTTCAGTATTACGACTGAAGAATTTTAGTTCTCCATTTTCAACTTTGAAACTTGCATTAGCACCATCTAACTTTTCTTGAATGACAATTCTAGGATTACCTTCAAGAATCAAATGTGTGCTACTTTTTCCATGCCTGATAACATCCATATACTTCTTCATTAACAACTCTCCTTTTAATTTACTTTTTCAATGATCCAAGCAATAATTAAACTCTTAATTCCACTTGTAGTCATAACAGGATATTCTCCGACAATACCATATGTAATTGTAGATAGTAGGTACATTGACCAGTTGCAAATTAATACTATTCTAACTAAGTTACTGTTTAGCATTGTCATCAACTCCTTGTTAGACTATATCTTCGAAATGTTCATTACTTCTTTAGGTTCTTTCTCATTTCTAATTGCTCTGAAAGTTCAGCATTAGTAAAGAAAGAAAGGATAGAATGGATTAGTTTTCTTTTCATTTTTCCCACCTCTTTTCCTTCATTGGATTGTGCATTAACTATTTTGTTGTTCGTATTCTTTAATTTTTCTAATGGAATCTTGATACATCAGCATGTAGGACGGAGAAACACCTAAACTGCCCATTTTTGCATAAACATCTTCTTGTTTTTTCCTTTTAAACCACTTTAAGATTTTCAATTAACATACCACTTCCTTGTTTCACAATATTGGTCTAATCAACACTAAAACCAATTTCCTTTAATACTTTCTGTACTGGTTTCTTCTTTAATTCCTTTACCTCTTTAACCTTAATATGTAACTCATCTATGCAATCTTTGTGACCATTTATCTGTATCTTTTGTTTATCGTCTGCAATTTCTAAAACATAGTTGTCTGAGTTTATTCCTTCTTTACAAATTTCACAATACTGATCAATCATTATCCTTAACCGAAAAGACGATATTCTCTTTCTTTACTACTTTATCAATCTGCTTACTAATCTCATTTAACTTATCAAGAATATCGTGTACAGTCGCTTTACCTAATTCATTTGGTGAATCAATTACATAACGTTTAAGTGCCATTGAAAAGTTTGCTCCGAAATGTCCAACTATACTTTCACGTTTTTCTCCAGTGGATTCATTGGTTTCTTTATCAATTACATCGACTAACTTCTTCAATGTCCAATTATAGGAATCGCTGGTTACAAAATATGTATCATCTAATTTAATCTCAGGATATTCTCTTTTAGTCCTAGCCATATATTAAGCCTCCAATTGTTTTTCGATTTCTTCATCCATCAAGTGATATACTAATTCTAACTCAGCTTCGATTGCATCCATTTTCTTTTGTAATGCCTCTTTTTTTAATCTTAATTCAATAATCTTACTCATGATATTGATCATCTCCCAATAAAGTATCGTCTGCTTGACTTGCTGCAATTAAAATTGCCATTAAAACAAATCCAATTCCACCAGCTAAAAACCAACCAATTAGCCCACCGATTAAGTATTCCATGATCCTCACCTCTCTTTAAGAAAAGAGTGACCGTTTTGTTTAGCCACTCTTTAGATTTCTTATCTTTATATTAAATTATTTATTTTATAAAGTCAAGCGTATTGGAATATTTATTTTAAGTATAATATACTTCTTCTTTTAGGTTATGTAGCAACCTACCTAATCCGTCAATTGCTTTGTCATACTTCTCATAATCGTCATCTTTAATGTCTTCATTATCCTCTAACCTTGATGACATTTTGAGCAATTCTTCTTCCAGTTGCGTAATCATTTGCAATAAAAAGGTCTTTTTATCGTCATTCATATATAATCACCTCTTCTTCTTTTCGTCA